GTATCGTATATGTGAAAACCCTTAGGGCAATTATGGTCTGCCCAGTTGAACTCGTATGGCGCACCAAGATAGAATATCTGACCATCATCAGATTTCTTATGAAAGTGTCCAGAGAATACCGTCTCAAATCGTCTGAATAATCTCTTATCCAGTCCAATGTCAGATATGTGGCCATTATGCATCTCAAAGCCTTTTATCTCTAGGTGACCCATGACTATATCTGCGGTCTCCTGTTCTAACATCATCGTTGTTCGTTCAGTATTCTGTGAGTTGACCCATGGTAAGAATAACATCTTCATACCACCACGTTCCACGACAGTTGGTTCTCTATAGACGTTAAAGTATTCACTCAGTAGTTCGTCTGGTGCGTTGATATCGTTCGTGTTCTTATAGTATGTGTCATGGTTACCCACGATGATGTCCACGTTGTAATCCTCTAAACGTCTCACAATCTTATTGTTAAAGTCTGATAATGTCTTAAAATTAACAAACTTACGTCTATCTAATACATCACCAAGGTGTATGACATCTTTGATATCATTCTGTTCTAAGTATGGGAAGAATAACTCATCGTAAAACTTATAGAAGTATTTACTGTAATGTGGGTTATCGTTCCTCGCACCTAGGTGTGTATCTGCTATAATTGCTATTTTCATGCCATAAAGTATTCTAACTTACGAGGTTCTTTCTTCTTACGTTTAACCGCCTTGGTTTCTTCTTTTGGTTTATCTTCCTCGTATATCATGTTCTTCTTTAGAAAGTCAGCGTAGGCATTCTGGTATTCCGTGTTGTCACCTTCCTGTCTGACTATCTCATCTAGTCCACCCTTCATTATTAACTTTTGTTTTATCGTTGTCTGTTTCTTCTCTTTCTGTATTCTACGAATAAAAGCGTAATAGATTATCTGGGTGAAGTAGGCAAAAGGATTGTTTGATTTCTCTGGGTCGAAGTTAGCCACGTACTGTAGGCAGTTCTCTATACCATCACTAATCATATCCTCTTTGTATGTGTAGTTGATGAAGTTTGGTCTATACGATAAGTGGTTGGCAATCTTCAGGAAACACTCACCAATGTAATCAGATATCTTTGGATCTCTGTGGTTTCGTTTTCTTGCGGATACAACCTTCTTATGGTACTTCTTCATCTCTTCTAGGAACTTCTTATTGTCAACGTAATGTTCCGTCTTCTTCTTTTTTAATTTTACATTCATAGGCATATTATATCATACTTTAGTACGAAAGTCAACCTCTCATACTAGGTTTAGTTAATTAAATTATTTTGAAAATAATGCTTGACATTTACCCTAACTTGGTGTATAATAGGCCATGTTAGGTCCTTCAGAGTATATTGCTTTAGTGCTTCTTTCGATTACCTTTGAGATACTCTAAAGTCTCAAAGTAGTCATCATCATTCATTCTGTCTAACATCTTATTCATGGAATCTTCTCTCTTTCTCTTTTCGAGTATAGGTTCCAAGTTTTTCTTATAGTTTATCCTCACGTTATTATAGTAATCTTTTAGGTTATCATTAGGCACGGCTAACGTCATTATGTGGTTCTTATGGACACTAAAGATTTTGTCTGTAGATTGGAACACCCAGGGTCTGAGTGCCATACGTTCCTCAACATAGTAAGCCTCTTCTTCTATCTCAGAATTATATAGGTCTATCTTGTAGGGTTCTGATAATCTGATGAAGTCACTACCCTCTGTAACATACATGCCAGCGATAATCTGTTCTCCAGATGTAAGTTTTAGAAGTCTAGGGACTGGTACTCTAACTGTTGTTTCTTTTTTATCCATGTTCTATTTATCTCTATATTATATCTACGTTGTGGATCTCATAGTCGAACTCCTGTTCAGTATAGAATCCAACACGTTCCATGAAGTGATTGAGTGTGAAGTTTTTCTTATCATTCCAACTTAGGTTATCCGCGATATCGTAGAGAGTTGCCTTAACTTTATTATCACCAAGACGCAACCCACGACCAAGAGACTGTAAAACTCGTATCTTAGATTTGGTAGGGCTTGCGAATATAACATTGTGAAGATTCCTAATATTGATACCAGTACTAAAAGTTCCATAACTCGCCACAATAATCGCATTGTTCTCACTTTCTGTAATCTTTCTTATGTCTTCTCTATCTGTGGTGTCTGTACCACCATAAACAAAAAAAACTTTTCTATTTAATTCTTTTATACTATCATACAACATTCTGCCATGTTTGTCAACATATTGAAATAAAACTAGAGTATTCCCTTTCTGATCCTTGGCAAGGTTGTAGATAAACTTGTTTCTCTTTTGATGTGATACTATATAGTCCATCTCCTCCTGATAGGTTAGACCCTTGACTTGTTGACAATCTTCTTTGGGGTACTTCAATACGACACATTGTATCTTTAGGTCTGCCAGTTGTCCCTTGTCGATGAGTTCTCTTGTCGATGTTACATTGGTCACAGGTCCAAATAGACCCTCTAACACCAACTTATGAACCTTACTATCATCTAGTGTACCAGTCGTACCAATCCTAAAGTTAGCATTGACTAGGTTACCCATAATCTTTTGTAACTCTTTTGATTTGTAGAGATGGGCCTCATCTCCTATCACACAATCAAATTTCTCAAACCATTTCTTGTCGAATGTTGATAGTGATTGCCACGTGGATACAACGACAGGTTTAGCCTCATCAATATCATAACCATAATACTTCCTCTGTACATGTGCCTCAGCGTCCCAACTGTAATCGATGAAGTCTTTATACATTTGTTCTACCAGAGATGTTGTTGGAACCACCAATAGACTTTTCTTGCCAAGTGTTGTCATCATTCTTATTATGCAATAGATGATTAATGACTTACCAGAAGCGGTAGGTGATAGTAGAATACATCTTCTATGGTTGATAGCGTGACTAAATGCGTCCAGTTGATAATCTCTAATTTTGAGGGTTTTCGTTAAAATCGTGTCAACAAACTTGGAAAAATCGTCTCTAGGAACGCTACCACCGCTGTTTAAGCCTTCCGGTAGTATGATTGTATGGCTGTTTTTTTCGCAAAAATGCTGTACATACGGCACTAGCCCTCTATATAACTTGCCAGTCGCCTTACTGTATAATCGTATCTTACCATCCCATCTCTTTGCCCTAACTGATGGCATGAAACTGGCTCCTGGTACCTGAAACGTAAAGAAATCTGATAGGTCTTGGAGTAACCCAAGATCCTCTGACTTACACTTGACGTATGCCTGATTAAAGATTTCTATTTGTAATTCGCTCATCTAGTTCTTCATAACTAATATTCGTCCAGTTGTCTCTTTCCTCTAAATCATCTATTGGTTGCCCAACGTGTATGAACTCGTGGTTCTCATATCTGTTCAATAATCTCTTAGTATGATATATCCAGTTCTGAGGATCAATTGCGGCTGCCTTCTCCCCAACATAACCCTTGGTGCCTTTATACACATTATTCACAGTTGATAACTTTGAATAGTAATCATAACCTATGAGGTATATCTTCTTATCCACATCTGCGGCCATCATGGCAATCAATATGCCTGCGTTCGTCTTCTCATTGGCATACTTACCAAGACCCATCACCTTGTCTTTCTTCTTCAACCATGTTATGAGATATCCCTCTTGGTCTTCACTCAGATATAACTTGAAGTCATCTTCCTTCCAATCTTTTCTCTCTTCCCTCATCTTCTTCATTAGGTCTTTATTGTTCGCCCAACAAACAAAATATTTTTTCTTCTCACCCTTCCATGCCCACTCATCAACATAATCAGATACATCTTCTATATCTTGTCCTATGAACTTGGCTATCGTCTCTGGTTCGAATAGTTTGGGGTGTAGGGTGTGTGGGTTCTTCTCCCATGATTTCAGATATACTGGATTCTCAAAGGCATATCCACTCCTATAAATTTCATGGCATATGTTATAGTCCATCGCCAACAATACATCAGGTGTAAAATCTCTGTATAGACCATTACAACCATATATCTTACCAAAGTCTTTCAACCTATGTAGGTCTAAGTCTTTTCTGCTCTCACCATTACCTATACAAAATAACATTATCTTTCTCCTTCAATACGTCTGGCATAGATCCATGTTGGACATATGTCAGTTGTGGAAACAATTCAAAAGTATCCACAAAACTATGTGTCATACCAAAACGACCACCTTCGTGGTAACATGATGTATTAGAGTATATATTCGTCTTGTCAAAGTCGAATCCAACCATGTGTATCTCAACACCACCATGTTTCTTATCACCCAGGTATTTCATAGCGTTGTGACTTGCCTGTCGTAGTGCCATCGTACCCGTGTCTGTGAAATCCTCATTCTTAAACCATCTCTGATGTGACCATAGAGAGATGTGGTTCTGTATTGGTCTGAACTCACTATCGTTTCTCCAATACGTCTGAACACTTACCCGTCTGTCTTTCCACGCACCACTTCGATAAATCTCAAAGGTTATTGGTTTATCTTTTGAGAACAGGTAGTCTGTCCAGTAATCTCTGTATATCGCATTACAACCATACCTGACACCTTTTAGTTTATCTATATCAACATCTTTCCTACTAAAACCATTACCAATGACCCAATGTATCAACACTAGAAATCACCACCTGTAAATTTCTTCCACTCTATGGCGTTCTTAATCTGGAATGTGCGATTGTTAATCTGTTTGAGTGTGTCCTCACAGAATTTACATATCTGTTTTAGATACTCTATCTTTTGTCTCTGTTTGATGATGAGGTCGTCAGCGTCAATAAACTTAT